GAACACTGACTTAAGAACTTGAGATTTAGTCATGTCACGAACTTGCTTATCATCTAGAGCATCTGTAAGTTCTTTTGCCGATGCCAACATTCCCATAGAATCTAAAACAATGAGAAGAGGTTTACGATCTTCTGATTTTGCTTTGAGTAAATTATCTAGAATACGAATAATCTGAGTGCGAAACTCTTCAATAGTATCTACCGGGAAGTGCCATGCTCTTTTAGGATCAATCCCACGATTGGTGAAAAGATCTGCTGTTGCTGCTGCTTCACTATCAAAATAGAAAACTGCACCATCAGGATTACTATCAAGAAAGTTTTTTGCAATTGCAATTGCATAAAATGTTTTACCAGTTGCTTGCTCACCAGCAACAGCAGTTACTCTATTATCAGGAATACCTCCATAGATACTGCCACTGAGCATAGCATTAAGGATATAAGATCCTGTGCCTATGTATCCTTGTTCATCGGATGCCTCAGAGACAACCTTAGCATACTCATTCTTTGCCTCTTTAGCAAGTGTGTCAAAAATACTCATGTGAATAAAAACGATAGGTTAGCTTGTTTTTCTGTTTTCCATCCAATTGAATCAAGAATAACCTTGAGTGGATCTAGGAATGATTTTTGGAACTGAATTTTATAATCGATATTTTTTTGAATATCCAGTTCATTAGGAAAGTTGGCAATGAATGAAATTACATTCTGCCCAACAGTATTTGGCATCTTTAGATACAAATACTTAATTTTCTCACCCTCTTGTATTAAAGGATACTTGTATGTGAGTTTGTGATTCTTGAGTTGATGATTATATACGAGGGATCCTCTTACCTGAATTGGACAACTCTTCCGGAATAGCGTAACAGGATGACTCCATTTTGTCAACCCATTGACTCCCCTAGGGAAAGCAATATCTTCGGGAGGCATCTGATAATATTCAGATTTAAATTTATCAATAAACTTGACCAAATCTTCCTCAGTTTCATTCATAATTATATTGAGTGCTTCTTTAATTTTCTTCCTACACACCGCAGGAGTAGAAGATTTAACTGCCTCAATACCCATAATTTTAAGTTTTGGTTCAGTGTATCGAACCCCTTCGCTATCCCAAACATTAAGAATGTATCGCTTCTTCGCAGTCCAGATACCACGATCAGCGATATTCTCACGCTTCATGATCATCTTTTGATCATACGTCGATAAATACTCCGCAAGTTCCTCATACGATTCTGTGATGAATGGTTCCAACTTGTCTTGACATACCTTATTAAGTATCGAAACAATTGCTGCTTTATCGTCAATCCTATTACTAAAAAATTTAGTAACAAGAGGTCCAAGGTTAAGATAGATTGAATCGGTGTCAGATGCAATGACATAATCAACATCTTCAGTTTTTAATAAGGTATTTAGATACTCATTTACTTTATTCTCAATCCAACGGATTGAAACCTGCCCTGAGAGAGTAATCGCCTCTGCGTTGGCAAGCTTGAAGTATCTGAAATACTTATTGCCAAGAGCACCATAAGCACTATTAAGTTGAATCTTACGTGCCATCTGAATATTGTTGTAGGTAGAGATGTCCTTTTCAAGTTGAGCACTAGGGTTCTTTTCATTCTCCTGTTTAGCAACAAGCATCTTTTTCTTGAAGGTAACACGTTCGTTATAGATTTTCTCCATTAACTCTGGAAGAAACCCACGAATATCCTTTTTAAACTGTGCTCCATTTGCACAAACACAATACTCACCATCAAAAGAAATACTCTTACTGAGAATTTTATCTACATTCACTGTTGGATGTTTTCTATCCAACAAAGTTTCTGGTGATATATTGTACTGCATAATGAGGTGAGGGTATAGAGAGTTAAGGTCAAATGACACCACCCAATCATAACCACCAGGAACAGGTTGTTTTACATATGCACCCTCAAATTTTTCATCCTTGTCATCTCTTTCATTGGGAGGAACAACAATGTTTTTACGGGTAAGATAATTGTAAATAATACTATCCCACATGCGAACTTGAGAGTACACATCTTGAAAGTTAACTTTAGCATCATACGAAAGATTGACAGCTAGATCAATAAGTTTCATCTTATCTTCCAAACGGTCAACAAGTTCTACGTCATGAATGTTATATGTAACAAACTTTTGCCAATCTTGCGTATAGAAATCTTTAAAAGTTTCAAACTCAGAGTGATCTAACTTCTTCTGTCCAAGTTCTACAGTAGCAATGTAATCTAATCTGTATGTTTCTTGTTTAGTGTATGTAAATTTCTTATAAAGATCTAAGTAATCTAAGATAGAGACACCAATAATTTCAAAATTAAGGTTTACTCTACCTTCAACTTCAACTTCATTTTCATACACTCTATTCCATGGTGAAAGAGATTTCATATACTTAGAAGAAAGTATACGTTCTACTCGACGGCAAATAAAAGGAACGTCAAAGTTTTTAACATTCCAACCAGTAAGAATATCTGGAGTGTTTTGTGCCCACCATGCAAGAAAATCTTTGAGCATATCTTCTTCTTTCCAGAAGACCCGATACTCAACATCGTCACGTGAGTTTTCATACTCACGTGTTCCCCATACAATAATTTCTTTAGTGTAAAAGTTCTTGATAGTTAGACATAGTATCTCTTCAGAAACTTCCCTAACACTAGGGAATCCATTTTCAGCAGAGGTTTCAATATCAATAGTATAGATTTTTAATTGATTAAGATCGTAGTCAATACGTTCTTGAGGAAATTCTGTACTAATATACTGATAAAGAAATCTGTCATAACCATAGATTTTAAAATTCTCTACGTGCTTATATTCACTAATAAATTCTCTAGCAGATTTGATAGTATCAAAATTTAATTTTTGAGCATAGTGCCCCTCTAGAGTTTTGTAATCTGTTTTTTGAGCACATTGAGCAAAAAGAACTGGAGAGAACTTTTGCTCATATTGTACTCTTTCGCCATTTTCATATCCGACATAGAGAATTTTATCTCTAGTCAAGAAAACATTACTGTAGAATTTCATCGTCAGGGGGTAGCACCTCTTTGTACTTAGAAAGGATCTCAGGATCTGGTGTCGCTAGTGTAGCAAGAGATTCGGAATAAAGCAAGACATTCCTTTGCTTGCTATAGCGAGGGAATATCCTGAGTTCTCCATCAATAATTTCCATCGGGTCTGATAGGAAACATGATGGTTCTAATTCCATTTCAGTAATCTGAGAAATCAAATACGTGCCGCTACGCAGCAGGATTGTTTTGATTTCCATTACTGCACCACTTCTACTGGTGATTCGGGAATCTCTTCCTCAGGAGGTGCAGTTGGAGATTCATCTTCTGCAAGATCAATATTATTTTTTACACAATAATCTTTTAAGATATTATCATGGGGATCATAAATTGTCACTAACCAATCTGCGGGAATAACAAATGCTCTTTGCTTAGAGAGTGGTGCCCAGTGAGTATATCTAACCGAGTATTTTGTCTGTGGTGGTTCTTCACCCTCTACCTGAAGTTCATCATTTTCCTCTGCAGTAAGTTGCATAACGAATGGATTTGATAGATGATAGGCGACAATTCCCTTCTGTTCATTGTCCATGATTTCTCTGGCGTCGGAAATAACATCCTCACCAGATTTCAATAGCATAACTTTAACGGTCATAGCGATAAATTAGTATCCTCTAAATGTTTAATGTGGTTTGAAATTTTATCAAGGTATCCACGATTGCGTAACTCTTTGAACACTAGGTTCTCAAGGGCAAACTCTCCACCTTGTTGAATTGCAGATGATCGCATGTCACGTATCTTCTTTTGAAGTTTACGTAAAACATTTACATCATCTGCTTCGTTCTCGATGAGATCATCGATCTTTTCCATCATATCACGAACCTTGCGAATTAGCAAGGGGTCCGCCAAATCTACCTGCATACGTCTTGGTTCAAGAACCCAAGCATCTTGAGTTAATGAGTATACACCTTGATTTGCAGGTAGAGGATCACTCTCATCCTGAGCATATAGTTCTACTGGATGAGCATAGATTTTGATGTCATGGACTAATGCCCATAGTTTCTTTTTGTCTCTTAGATAATCATCCAAGAGATCTGGACAGTCGGCAATCTGACTCTTGTCTACAACTAAATGAAGATCTAAATCTGAAAACCTAGTGTAGTTGTAATTAGCATTACCACCAACTAGAATAATATCCTTGATTGCTTCTTTAGGAATTTTAGCAAACTCTCCCCATTTATATGCAATCTGCAAAAGTTTATCTTTCACTTCAGCATGTAAAGACGAGGTATCATCCCAAAATTTAATATTTAATTTATCGTGATACATCAGGGTCAACCTGAGGTCTTGAAAAGATTTCACTATCCGAATGTCACGTCGTTGATGATATTATTTAGTCCTCAACAACACTAATGTTTGGTTCAATTTTGATATTTTTTAAATGGCATTTTATTTATTCAATATCATAAATTTTTCTTTTCTGATGATCTGGTACAATTTTAATTAACTCAATACTTAACATACCATTATTAAATTTAACTTCACCAACTTCTACATCATCGGATAGGTTAAAACTTTTAGCAAAAGTTCTAGTTGAAATACCACGATGCATATACTCTTCAGAATTTTTATTTTTTGCTGCAATAGATTTAACAATCAAAACATTAGTTTCAGTTGTAATCTCAATAGAATCCTTGGACCAACCAGCAAGTGCTAATTCAATTCTCCATTTGGTTTCAGTTTCCTTTACCAAATTGTATGGTGGATAAGAATCTTGAGATGTACCTAATCCATAAGAATGTAATCGATAGAATAGATCATCGTAACCTACACTGTATCTTTCAGCAGCATCTACGATGGCACCCATATCCTTTATACCGAACTTTTTAAGTCCTGTCATTATAGTAGCTCCTTTATAAGCGAGTTTGTATTTTGTGGACCCCGAAGGCATCCTTATTATATATGAAGAAATACAAAAAAACTGTTACAGCAAATACCGTAACAGATATGAGGGTTTCCGACTTTTGTAGAGACCGCACGAAAAAGGTCTCATTAATATTTAGCATATATAATATAACAATTAATGTTTGATGTAATGAAAAAATTATTTCTAACATTTGGTATGCTTCTGATGACTGCATCTACTTCTCAAGCAGGTGGACTTGTATCAAAACAATCTTCTAGTGTTCAACTAACTGTTGATGCTGCTAGATCTACTGCGGTAAGAGTAGGAAATTCTTATAGTATTTCAGGTAGTGGTATCAATACTACTGATGGCACCACAGCAGGAACTATCTCTGCTGGCAGTATTACTAGTGGCATTTATTCTCCTGGAACTATCTCAGCAACTCAGGCAACA